TGATACTATCTATGATTGCTTGATTGCTGGTTACGAAGAGGCTAAAAAGAAAACAGAAGAACTTGGTAGAAAAGAAGTTTCTAAACATGAAATTATAATAAAATTTAAATGTTATTATGATGAAAACGAATCAACAAAGAGGATGGCATGACACAATTATCAAAACACTTTAGTTTAAAAGAAATGACTAAATCAGGCACAGCAGCTAGGCTTGGCTTGGATAATACACCAAACGAAGAACAAATAGAAAACCTAAAAGCATTATGTGAAAACATATTAGAACCACTTAGAGAGTATTATGAATCAAGACCCATAATGGTCAGCTCAGGCTTTAGATCAGAAAAATTATCTGAAGCTGTAGGTTCATCATCAAGATCACAGCATTGTAAAGGCGAAGCTGTAGATTTTGAAATACCAGGATTTGACAATAAACAAGTTGCTGCACATATCAAAAACAATTTTGACTTTGACCAACTTATAAGCGAATACTATGAAGAAGGTGTAGCTGATAGTGGTTGGATTCATGTTAGTTACAAAAGAGATGGTAGCAATAGAAAGCAATCTTTGATAAAAGATAAAGAAAGTTATAAGACTTGGGAATAGTATGGCTAGAACACCAGCATGGCAGAGAAAAGAAGGTAAATCTAAATCTGGCGGATTAAATGCTAGAGGAAGAGCTAGTTATAACAGAAGAACAGGTGGTAATTTAAAAGCACCAGTAACAACTAAACCAAGTAAATTAAAAAAAGGATCTAGTGCTTATAAACGAAGAAAATCTTTTTGTGCTAGAATGAAAGGGATGAAAAAAAGATTAACTTCTGCTAAAACGGCAAATGATCCAAATTCAAGAATTAACAAAGCTCTGCGTAAGTGGAACTGTTAAGAAAGGAGGAGAAATGTACGGAAAAAAAGTAATGAAGAAAAAGAAAAAGAAAAAAGGAAAAAAAAAGAAGTAGTATGCTAGGTGTAGCTTATATGTTAAGCTGGGAGAGTCGGTGGGAACTAATATAGGAGGATAAATGCCAAAAGGTAAAAACAAAAAGTATAGTAAAAAACAAATGAAGATAGCAAGGATTGCACCACCAAGAGATAAAATAACTGGTGCTGATTTTGCTAAACTAAGAAAAAGAAAGAAAAGAAGAGTATGAAAAAAACAGTAAAACCACCCAAAGGTTATCATTGGATGAAAAAAGGTAATAGTTATAAGTTAATGAAAGGTGCTTACAAACCACATAAAGGTGCTGTTAAAACCGCTTCATTTATGGTACAAAAAATACATAGAGGATGAAGAGAGCATTATTAGATGCGTTAGAAAAAAGATACGAAGCTGAAATAGCTGAAGCTGACGCAACTGTGAAAATATATTTAGAGAATAGTGTTGGCATTGGCGAACATCCTCAACATCTTGAAGAGATAGATAAACTACTAACAAAAATTGCTAATGCTGAACACAAATTAGAAATCATTAAGGAGTTTGAGTAATGGCAAAATTATGTCCTAGAGGTAAAGCAGCAGCAAAAAGAAAATTTAAAGTATATCCATCTGCTTATGCTAATATGTATGCTTCTGCCGTTTGTTCAGGTAAGATAGTTCCTGGTGGTCGTAAGAAAAAGAAAAGAAAGAAAAGATAATGTCAAAAGGTTTACGATCATGGGTAAGAGCTAATTGGGTTGATATAGCTAACAGACGACCTGATGGTTCTTTTCCAAAATGTGGTAGATCAAAAGGTGAAAAGAGAAAAAACTATCCTAAATGTGTGCCATTAGCTAAAGCAAGAGCTATGTCATCAGGACAGAGGAGAGCAGCCGTATCAAGAAAAAAGAAAGCTGAAAGAAGAGCAAGGAAAGGGAAAAGACCTAATTACGCAAGAACATGAAGAAAAGAACTTGGAGCAAGAAAAATGTTTCAAGGGTTGTGGGTTCTTGTCATTTCTGTAAAAAAGAACATACATCAAATGAAGGTGGTTGGATTATAAACGCAGAGCATAAAGTATTCTGCGAAACTCATACTGAGGGTGTATCTAGCTGCTTTGATAAATATTTAAAACGAAGAACAGTACATTTCAATGATTGGTAATTATCTTGTATCAATAACGACAATCATCAAAGGTCTTATATAACCATACTTAGGTTCTTCGTTATCATCAGAAAAAAATTTATAACCCTTATTTGATTTAGTTCTAGGTAAAAACCTTATATCAATATTATTTTTTTTGTATAAATACTTATGAAAATAAATTGCATTTGTTGAAGCTGGTAATAAAAATACTGATAGACATTTACTATTTATAGCTTTTTTTATAAATTTAGGAATATTTATATCATACATTGGATGGCAATAAACAACTTCACCATCCCAATCTTTATCTAAAGCTGAGTTTTCTTTAGTCCAATATTTAGAAACTAAATGGTTTTTACTTGATGCACAAGCATCAACAGTAAATTCAAATTCCTTACAAAGATTATCCCAAATAACTTTAGGTGTTCTTATCCATTTCATTATTAAATTTTTATTTTTTGAAGTTATTGAAAATGTTTTTTTTTTCATACTAAATACTAGGCGACAATCAGGGGAATACTGCTTACAGCATTGATTGCCGCCAAATATTAACTAGACCAAAACTTTTTAGCATTGTCTAAATATGTAGGATCTAGGTCGTTTCTCCAAAAATAATTTTCAAAATCAGGTTGAATATAATCTTTCAAAACATTTACATCGTTAGATATTTTCATAAGATTCTGTCTTACTTTACATCTTTGGATAAAATCTTTTTTTCTGCTTTCTATACTTTTAGGTGTAAGCAATTCACAGTTCTCTGCACTAAATACTTTAAAACCTTCTTCATTGATATAACAAATATAGATTGGTAACTCAGTTGCATAATGATAAAAGTCTGTTTGCATTAAGTGGTAGGGTTCAATAGTTTCAGGTAGCTTAGTGGTTGACCAACTTCTAGTACCATCTTTCTTTACCCTACCTCTTCTTGGAAACTTACATTTATCTTCTATAATGATTTTACCTTTGAAATCCGCATAACCATGCACCGGTATGGTAATACCCTCAAATACTTTATAAGTTTCTATTTCAGGTTTACATTTATCATAACCAGGTATTGTTTTATGTGCAGCATGACCATTAACAATCATTCTCTCAACAATAGTTGAAAAATGATTGAAAGCATCAATCTCTTTTGCATCTGGTATTAATGTATTTAACTTTTCCCTAATTGGTGTGAACATTGTTTTCTTTTAAAAAAGTTTCATAATCTCTTCCTAAATATTCAACCATTTTTCTAGTTCTAAATTCTTTAGGATAATTAGTAGCTTTCTCATACTTTTGAATCTGTTGGAAAGTTACGTTTATAGAATTAGCTACATCTGTTTGAGTTTTGTATGCAGCTCTTCTAGCATTACGAAGTGCAATACCTAATTTTTTATAAAACTCTTTTTCTTGTTCTTCAAAATTAATGTCTGACATTGTTTCCTTTCATTTAAGACAGAGAACCCTTTAACCCTTGTTGCAACTTTTAAATGTAAAACTAGAATTAAGTAGTTATTCTAGTTTGTCTTTGTTTCAACTCCATGATCTTCTCAGCAATTTGAGGTAATCTAGCTTTATTTTTTAAGTATAAAGTTTTATGTCTATACATTCTATTTACTAGCCTCTCCTGCTTCGACTCCAGATCCTTGAGTATCTTTGGTTCTATTGTCATTTGTTTCCTCACCGATCAGTTTAATATTAGACCTAACAAACCGCTTATCGGTGATTGTTACTTCTGCGGAATCGCTAGGCTTTTTTGAGGCATGAGCTTTTTCTGTAGCTTCCTCTACAGTAGCACCCTCAAAAGTTTCTTTGAAGTTGACCATCAGTTCAGCAAGTGTATCTTTTTGTACTTTAGTCATTCAATTCTATGTTCCTTCTATAACCTTTAATTTTCTTAAGGTCATTTCTGTTAGCCAATTTATCTATCAAGACAGTTATTGAGTTCTTGGATTTATAGTCCAGACCCTCTGCCATTTCTTGAAAAGTTGGCATATATTTGTTTTTTCTATAGTATTTTTTAATAAAATTCAATAGACGCAGCATAACTGGTGTCATAGGTATTTTACTTTTTGTCATTTAACTCCATATCAAATATTCTATTTAGTTCGTTATATCCTGCTGTATCATCATAACTATCCTTTTTATATCTTGGATTTGTTATAGTTCGCCATATTTTAATAGCCATCATACATACACCAAATATATTTTTAGGCACTTTTATTTGTTTTCCATTATGTGCAGATATTAAAGATTCCAAAAATCCATGAAAGAAATAGCTTGTTTTTGTAAAACTACCATACTCATCAGCCTTTCTTTCCAACAGTTTTTCAATATCTTTGGCAACTCTATTGACCTTTTTTACATTATCTGATGAGTTTGCCATTTTTATCCTTACAATAATTTAACAATACTGTTTGACCTTTGTATCTTACTTCGCTGTTTGTTGTGTCAAACACCGCTATTTTCTTAAAAGCATCTTGGCATAACATTTTGGGTGCAGTAATTGAAACAGTTGCCTCAGCTACTGACCCATTTAACAAGTGCATGACTACAACAATAACATCCATTAGAAGTTCATTTTATTAGTTTGGCTTCCTTTTTCTTTAGGTTCGTTAGAATAACCACTAATGTTTGGAACTTTTGCATCTGCATTTAACCAACCTATAAGTGCTTTCTTACCACCAACTTCAATATCATTGATGTCGCCTGTAAATTTATTGTCATCACCCTTAAACAATACTCCTACTTGTTTAAAAATTTTAATAAATTTTGTATTTCCATCTTTAGATGAACCTTTTGAACCAAGAACAGTACCTTTTACACCGCTACTTAGTTTTATGTTTCCTGAGAAATCTATTTTTACAGCTCTCTCATTTGTTGGGTCGTATTCAAAAAGAACAAAGTCCTTTTCTTTATTACCACTTTGATTTGCCATGTTGTCCTCCGTTTGTTTCTATGGTCTTTGCTTTTTCTTTAAATGACTTTTCTAACTTGTCATTTTCTGTTTTCCAATCAGAATAAAGTTTATTCAACTTTGTTTGCGTAGTTTGTTGATTTATTTTATCCTGAATAGAAACTGTATTATTATTTTTATTTTTATTTATCTCTTGATTTTTTAAAGCTGTAGTCAATTCATCAGCACTTGAATATTCAGAACCTGCTAAACCAAATGCAGCTAAACATCTACCTAAACTGCTACTGCTACAATTTTCCAAAGCACTTGTTTCATTTATAAAAGACGAACCCCTATGCTCTTCAGCATGACCAACAGCATAAGGTTGATCGCCTATATATAAAGTTGTTTTGATTATAACTCTTTTATCATCATGAAAAAGTAGTTGTTCATCAATTTTTGATTCAGGGAAATACTCTTTCAAATGTTTAAATCTTTCGGCAACTATAGAATATCTTTTACCTTTAATTGGAACAGTTGGTATTTTTTTTATTTCTGATAAACATTTTTTATATCTATCTTTGAATGAACCTTTGTTAGATTCCTTTTCTTCAGTTTGCTTTTGCTTTGTCATTTAACCCTTTCTCTTTTGATTGTTCTTCTAACTCTATTATTTTGTTTTTTAATTTTTTATTCTCAAACTGTAGATTATTAATCAACATATTCATTTTACCATTTGCCATTTTATGTGAATTATTAATTCTTTCAGCTTCTTGAACATCTCTTTTTAAATGTTCGTTTTCTCTTTGTAAATTTTCCAATGTCTTTTGCATTGGATTATAACCTTCATCTGCCATTTATTTTTTCCCTTCCATTACTTCTTTTATTGTTAATTTATGAACGACTATATCTTGCAAAGCTCTCCCTATCATAGCTCCGAAAATCATCTTCATATTTGGAGGTAGCTTTTTCCTTTCATCTTCTGACAAGACGCAATAGTTATAAAACCATTGATCCGTAGGTTTCGTCAATTGTGAGGGAGAAAGATGGTCTGCCGAAAAGCAACCTCCGTCCTTTCTATGTTTCCATTCACTTCCAATTTTTATCAGCATTGATTCGGTTATATAGAACAAATATTGTAAAAGCAATATACATCTTGATTAAAGTTATTAAATA